TGTTTGACCAAATGGACTTCATAGCAGATGAGAAATTTTGTCCCCCACCTATGAGACCCTTTCGCAATTCGAAGAAAGAATGGATTTCACCTTACAATTTGGCTATTAATAAGATGAATAAGCCTCGCGGTTTTGCGAATCGTAAGACTTTACGAAAAGCAGTTAGATTGATATCACGCAAATGGATAAGCAATCTTAAGAGACATGGTGTAACCAAGTTGGAACCTATCTCTCTGAAAGAAGCTGTTAATGGAGCTGTGGAGGATTATTATACTAGGAAAATCGATCTCAGTAAAAGTGGAGGTTTCGGTTATCCTGGCAAGAAATCGGTCTATTTCGAATCTCTTGATGGTATTTGCAATGAACCTGTAGATAAGTTAATGGAAAGAGTTATTCATCGTAAAGAAACCTATCTTAAAGGTGAGAGTTGTCCCATGGTTTTCACAGGACTCCCAAAAGACGAACCTCGCGAAGTAGCTAAGGCTAGAGCTGGTAAGACTAGGCTTTTTTATTCTGGAGTTCTTGATAGTTTGGTTGTGGCCAAGCAATTTTTATCTCCTTTCTACTCTCTTATGGCGCAGTATAGACTTGATTTTGTTTGCGCTATCGGTATTGATGCCCATCGCGAAGCGAATTCGGTTGCCAAACATCTGCTTAAGTTCAGCAAATCAGCTGAATTCTCAAAGTTGGTTGAAGGAGATTACCAAGGATATGACGTGTCAATGTGCCCGGATATCACTTGGGCAGCATACACCATTATTATGATAGTACTTAAAGCTCTTGGTTATTCTCCTGATGCACTGAAGATAGTTAACGGATTACTTAGTGATTTTATGCATCCTCTTATCAATATTCTAGGCGATATAGTCATGGTCCTTATCACTCCGTCTGGAAAATTTGGCACGGCTGAAGATAATTCAGTTAAAGGAGTGGTGATCATCGTGGTGTTGTTTATCTCTCATCCTGATGGGGAAAATAAAGACCCTTTCGAGTTCTTAGTTATGTTGGTTTATGGGGATGACATGCTTGTTGGAGTTCATCCGTCATGTCTTTGGTTTGATAATTTTTATTTTGCTAAAGCATGTGAGGATTTGCTTGGAATGAAGTTTACAAGCGCAGTTAAAGGTGAACATGAATCACCTCATGTAACTCTACTCGATGCTAGTTTTTTGAGGCGCTGTTTTATACGATCCAAGGAAGGTTGGAGAATGCCCCTAACTTTGAATTCAACTGAAAAGACTATTGGGTGGATTTTACCTTCTAGATCTGCTAGCGAAGAAGATCAAGTTATGAACGCATTTAATTCATTTTTGCGCGAGATTTTCCTTCGTTCGACAAGAGACAAATTCAATGGAGTTCGTGATTGGGGAATGCGAATATTCGTAGATGAGTATCATGTTGAAAAACCCATCTTGCAGAAATATGATGAGATTTATCTCTCTTTATATGGTTCCGCAAATTTTACGACCGAGTCAATGGCTGTCACGGAGGAAGAACGGCACGATATGGAAGTTCTGATAAGTAGGGCATTTAGCGAACCCGACATTATCATGTATCTATATCGAGAGCATAGAATAGTAGCAACTGTTGTTGTGAACATGCTTATCGCTTACGAATCGGGAGTAGAAATGAGCCGTCTCCCCGTTTTATTGAACTGGCCCACTGAATTTAAATATTATATGAACGGCAAAATTGCTGAGTTGCAGCAGCAATTAGATGTCGCTAAAAAAGAATCTCATCTTGACGAGAAAGAGGAAATTTTCCACCTTTCTCGTGCTGAAGTGATTTCTTTGTCACGCTATGGTACAGACAGCGTGTTTAGGAAGCACTGTGATGAGGTCCTTCAAGAAAGAGCAAAATTAGATGGTTTATCTCTGTCGATCGGAGTTCTCAAACGCGCTGTGTTGAGAAATCAAAGCTTCAGTGCTGAATCTGCTGAAGGTTATTTGGAAGAAGACGGAGCAGATTCTGAAGTCAAAAATGAAAATTTGATTGATATGTCTGGCGGAAGTATGGACATAATGACAACCATTAAATCTGATAATGTCGACGTTGGACAAG